ACCTCTTACATAACAATCTATTGGTGGGATATTAGCGTTTAACTCTGGCATTTATTTCTTTAATACCTGCAATACTAAGTCAGTTAAAAATTCCACTTTTTCCTCTAGCCGATTGACCTGGTCCTTGACACTTGAGCCTCCATTGGGGCGAAGTTCGGATAGGTAATGCTTTACAAGGTGTCTGACCGTTACAGCTAGTGTTCCTACTAATGTAGTTACCGCTACTGCTATTCCTGCCCATTCGTTCGGTGTCATATTATCATATCAATCTAATAGTAGCGATTAACATTCCACCGTATCCAGAAAATCTTCTATCACTAGGGGTTCTGTTTATAAAGTCAAGCTCTTCAATTAATCCAATGTATGACTCACCAGTTCTAAAGTCTTCCACTCTGATGGTGTCTCCTACATTTTCTATCGCTTCTAGTTGACTCAACCGATCATATGCTGAGCCTTCATAGCCCACCTCAACACCTAAGTTATCGCTCTCGTGGTCATAGCAGAATAAAGGGTATTGGATTATTCTCTGGCGAGGTACAGCAGGTAAAGACTTTAATTGGTATCCAGTAAATAGTGGACCCTTAGTTGCATCAGTAGATGATCTAGACATAGTAAATTTAAAGGCAAGATACTCTTGCGCTGAGTTAGGATAAGGTACACCTAGTTCACTAGTTGCAGCACCTTGTGCAAAACCACCTATGTTGTATTCAGTATCTGCATAATCAATAGACTTAATAGTTATAGCACCATTTGTGGTATCTATTCTAGGATTAAGAAGTTTAAATAATTTATTTTCTAATGTGTTATATCGTATGAAACCTGTTTGTAAGTAACCACTTGTTACCTTAGTGCCAGTGGACTCAGCGTAGATAACATTGCCAGAAGTAAATGCTGCTCTATCTGTATTACCAAAGAAGGCTACCTGACTAGATGCAGCAGTGACACCACTTGCTACTAGATCCCAAGCCCAAGGAAATACTAGGCTATTAGCTATTACAGTTGCAGATAGATCTACCTTTACTAGTCCTGCTTCACCATCAATAGTGGTTGCAATATAAGCAAAACGATCTCTAAAGGCTATTGAGTTACAAGCAGCTTGATCAAATAATAAAGGACCATACTGGATGTTACCGCTAGCATCTGATACGCCTACTCTAAATCCTTTATTAGTTGCAAGGACCGCATAGGTACCAAGGTATACATCAAAGTCATTGATGCGCTCACCCTCTGGTAGATCAATAATAACTGTAGGTGTTTCAAGGGTTGGGAAACCTAATGAGTTAGCAGTTGTTACATCTAAAGCAACCTTAAAGACAGATGAGGATGTTCCGTTAGGATCATATCCTGATATGTAGATAGCACTAGGTCCTTCTGATATGGATGACCATACCCAAGAAGTATTAGGATGAGTAAATAAAGCAGTAGGTAAAGCACCGCTAGTATTGTTAGCATCTAGTTCATAGATGGCATTGTTAATAGCAGCAATAAGGCGTTGCTTAACAAAGCGAATAGTGCCACGAGTTGTACTGGCTGCATCATAAATTTCGGTATCACTGGTTGTACCAGCAAGGTTACCTCTATGAATATCGGTACCATTGATAAAGAAGTATTGCTTACCATTGGTTGTAATACTAAAGATAGTTGAGGCTGTACCTGCTTGAGTATAAGTGGTATCTGCGCCAGCAGATGTTTTCTTTTTTATATCAGTTGCATCTGAAAAAACTATACAGTCATTAGTGCCATCATTAACACCTATCAATTGAGGTGTTGTTGCTGATTGAAAACTAGCAGTGCTATTTAGTAGGGTAACTTGTCCTTTAGTAAAGACCTCTACACCTTTAGACTCTGTATACTGGAAACGAAGTGACTCATCCTGTGCTGGTTCAAAGTATTTAATACCTGCGCCAAGATGAAATGTTGATTGAGATCTAAACCACCAACCAGTAAGTGATTGCTCACCAGCTTCTCTGGTCTGGTCATACTGTTCTTTACGATACTTAGCAGTTACTCTACGATAAGGTGAATCATCGGATGCTGCAATGAAGAATGGTTGACCGGCAATAGCCATATCATAATTAACACCAGTAGCTGAATAGTTTGTAGCACCAGCAGGGTTGGATAATACGTAGGGTATGCCTTCGGTAATATCATCGCCGTATGCCATTGATCTCCTTAAATAGAAAACCCCGCCGAAGCGGGGTCATTAATAATTATTATTGCTTAAAGAGCAGGTACTTCAACCCAAGAGGTTGTTGCTTCATCCCAAGTATATCTAGCGCCATCAGTTGGCATAGCAACTGGTGCTTCCCACAGATAAGTATCTGAGTTCTTTGTCCAAGATGCGTATGGTTGTGGTGCGGCAAAGCCTGTTCCATCCCAAGTGTATCCAATACCTGCGTAGTTTTTATGTAATGCAACTCCACCTTCGCGGCTGTTTACATTACCTTGAGTGTTATATGAAGTTTGAACCCAAGTACCACCTAGATTAGCCTCACACCATTCTTTATTATCGGCAACGATAACTTGAGTCACCACACCGTCTTCTACTTTTGCATAATGAGCCATTATTTATCCTTGTCTTCTCCGTAGAGAGTTACTGTATTTACTAGTTTAACATCTCGCTTTGTAACTATTCCGCCTTTTTCATCAAGCTGGGCTTTAGCAGTTGTTTCATCATCGGCAATAATATGAACTAACATATTAACCTCATAGCTAAAACATTGAGTTGGTTTAGTTTCTTTAATCTTTGTTATATTGTCTTTCATAAGACCTTTCGTTAGATTGCATATCTTACTATAACGATACCTGAGCCGCCTGCACCACCAACGCTATTAGCGCTACTTCCAGCACCACCACCACCACCACCGCCACCTGTGTTCGCAGTTCCAGCAGTTCCAGGAGTACCGCTTGGTTCTTGAGAAAGTCCACCACCACCACCACCACCTGTACCACCATTACCGCCACTGCGATTACCACCACCACCGCCGCCTGCGTAAGTTACAGATGAACCTGAATAAGAATTAGCAGTACCATTACCACCTGCACCTGTGCTACTTCCACCTACTCCTGCTGCACTAGCACCACCGCCGCCGCCACCACCATCGCCACCAGTTGCACCAGCATTACCTTGACCAGAAGTTGCAGTTCCACCTGCTGATGAAGAGTTACCACCACCGCCACCAGAGCCACCATTCCCACCATTAACAACAGCACCGCCACCAGTACCACCACCTTTAACTAAAGTTGATGAACCAAATTGTGAATCACTACCAATAGAACCACTTGCATCATTTGGTGTATTTGGTGCACCAGCACCGCCAGCACCTACGGTTATTGTGTAAGCCTGAGCAGTTAAGGATTGTGAAGTAAATGTTAGAAAACCACCAGCACCACCACCACCACCACCACGAGTTCCTCCACCGCCTGCGCCTGCTACTACTAAGTAGTCAGCAGTTAATGATTGTGTAGGGGTAAATGTTCCACTTGATGTAAATGTGTGAATTATATTTCCACCTGAGGATGTGACAGTTCCACCCGTTGCCTTTTGTCCAGTTAAAAATGTAACAAAATTACCAGATGAAGTAAAGGTATGAATTGTATTACCACCTGATGTAGTTACTGTTCCACCAGATGCTTTCTGTGTTGTACCAGAGTAGCGAGCAATTACTATTCCTGAGCCACCTGCTGCACCTGCTTGGTTTGTTTGATAAGCAGCACCGCCACCACCGCCGCCACCTGTGTTTGCTGTACCTGCTGTAGGAGTAGGACTGTCATTTAATCCACCTGTACCACCGCCACCTGTACCGCCTGCACCACCCGCAACTGCGGTTGTTCCACCACCTGCTCCACCACCACCGCCACCTGCATAGGTAGTTGATGTGCCACTAATAGATGTTGCTACTCCTGCGCCACCAACACCACCATTACGAAGTTCACCTTGACCGCCAGTACCAGAATTGGCACCACCAATTGCTCCAGCACCGCCACCGCCATTTCCAGCATTTATTGCACTACCAGTTCCACCATTAAATCCTTGGTTAGCAGTGGCTGTTCCTCCTGCGCCATCTTTAGAACCACCTCCACCCGAACCACCATTTGAACCTGTTGTTGAACTACTTGAACCAGCACCACCACCACCAGTAGATGTAATTGTTGCAAATACTGAGTTAGAACCTGATGAAGCTGCTGCTGAACTATTTGTACTACCAGCACCTCCAGCGCCTACGGTTACTGTATAACTAGTACCAAAATCCAAAGCCAAAGCAGATTCTAAACTTCCACCACCACCAGTTGCAGTTACAGTTGAACGAAGTCCACCTGCGCCTCCACCACCTGCAAAATTTTGACCGCCACCACCACCTCCAGCAACAACAAGATAGTTAACAAATAGACCAAGGTTTCCTGTAATTGCTGAGGCTAAAATTCCAATAATTGGCATTATTCAATATCTCCTACTACTAAGAATGTATTTGAGGCTGTACAAATTACTGAGGCTGTTGACCACTGTGCTCTAAGTTTAGGAGCAGTAGCTGTAGCACCAGTTGAGTTAATAGTTACACCAGCACCTTGTGCAAAGGTCACTTGACCTGCACCAAATTGTGCAATGTTAATAGTATCGTTGGCAGAAAATACTGATGGTGGAAGTGTCAGGGTAATACCAGAAGCATTACTCATAGTTACTAGATCATTAAGATCACCTATTACTAGAGTGTATGTGGTACCAGTCTGAGTATTAATTCCTAGAATAGAACTAGAAGAACCTGTAGCTCCTGTAGCACCAGTCGCTCCGGTAGCACCGGTAGCTCCTGTTGGTCCCGTAGGTCCAGTAGTTACACCAATTAGTGATATTGACATTAGGCTATCTCCGATCCGAAGGCGCTAAAAGCGCAATCATTATTTGTTGAAATTACTGTGATCACATCTGCTGCATCCAAGGTTAAACCAGAGGTATAGGCAAGTGTAACTTTAGGATTAAGTATTAAACCATTTATAATATATTGATTAGTTGCTATAGAAGCACCATCTTTACGAATTGCTATACTAATAGTTGAATCAGTAGTACCAGTATTTACTACGTTAATAGTAGATACGACTGCCTCTGTTAGGGCAGGTACTGTATATAAATCACCTGATGTACTTGCAGGGGCTAGTTGCCCTAAGACCTTATAGGTAGTTGCCATTAGGATAGATCTCCGATCACTGTAAATGTATTACTTGCAGTACAGATAACACTACAAGCTGAATGTTGTGCTCTTAATGCTGGCGCTGATGATGTTGCACCTGTAGATGTAATGGTCACACCAGCACCCTGTGCAAATGTAACTTGTCCTGCGCCAATCTGTTGAAGGTTAATAACATCTCCAGCAGTAAATATGCTAGGTGGTACTGTGACAGTAATTGCCGCAGCATTAGATGCTGTGACTAACTTGTATGAAGCATCGGCTGCTACTAAAGTATAAGTAGTTCCAGTCTGGGCATTAAGAGCAAGCCTTTGTGTTGGTGTTGTAATAGTTGGACTAGTTAAAGTTTTATTAGTTAATGTTTGACTTGCAGCAATTCCTACTAAGGTATCACTTGTAGTTGGTGGTAAAGTTAAGGTATTAGTACCAGCAACTGCTGTTGCTTGAAGTGTAGTTGTACCAGATGTAGAGCCAGAAAAACCTAGGCTAGCCACTGGTGATATACCAGCAGCAAAAGCATTTAAATCATCTGAGGTTAGAACGTGCTTTACTGTTGCACCTGTTGAGTGTGCTACAGCAGATGATCCTGCTTCAGCCCTATCTATTGTAAAAGTATCTCCCGATGGACCTGCTGTAATGAAAACAATCTCTTCATTTTGAGTATCTGGATCTATTGCTACAGTGAACTGACTACCTGCTACTACAGTAACTCCACCAAGTAAGGTGGTTGCAGTTCCAGTTGCTACCGTCATTGATGTAACCGAACTATTGATACCAGATGCTAGTGTCGTCTCAACACTGATGGAGCTATATAAACGAGTTGCCATTAACCTTCCTTACTTTAGATAGTGTATACGAATTGGGTATTTGTCTTTTAATTTCAACGCCTCTTCGTTTAGTCTCTGTTGGTACAGAGCAAAGATATAGCGAGAAGCTGAAACACCGGCTGTTGATGGAGTCTTGCTATCGGCATTATCAGCCTCAGCAGATGTAAGGTTAATACGACCTGCATCTAAGAATGATAGTAATTTATAGGAAGCACCAAGAGTTACTACATCCTGACAAGATTGTGGTAAGCCAGTAACATCAGCAAAATCATCAGTATTAGCATCTAATGTATTAGCTGTAGTTGTATAGTAAACTTGAACTGTTCTGCCAGGTTGTACATTGTCATAAATATTTAAAGTAGCATTAGTATTAAAAGTTGCACTGTTAGCAAAGTTATCTAAACGCCATCTTCTTAGTGGTAACCACTCTTGGCTTGATCCAGTAGTCTGCCAAGATATGTATAGAACATCCTCAACATCATCTGGTAGAGCATAGGTTGTTACTGAAGCATTAAAGGTAAAGGTATATGAAGAGATAGCCCAAAGACTAGGATACAAAGAGTTGATAGTATCGTTGATAGCTCTCTTAATTGTAACCCTTGGAAAGGTAGGAGCCAGAGTAACCTGAGCATTTACTGTATGAGGTGCAGGAGATGTTCCTTGATAGCCTCTACCAAATCCTGGTATTACGTTAAGTACGTTAGTTGCTTTATCAAAAGAATCAATAAAGATAAGTTCATCATCAATTTCAATAATACCTTTAGCAAGATTTGCGCTAGTACCAAGAGTGATAGCAGTACTGGTAGTAGTTAGACCAGCAGGGTTAGCCACATTACTAATACGATCTTGTCGTAAGGTATAACCTTGCAGGTTAGACTTGATCTCATCTACCATATCGTTAAGAGTGCTCATTTATCTTCTCTCTGTAGTGTTTCAAATTGTTCTGTAATCTCTCATCTTCTGGGCTGAAAGCTAATGCTTTCTCACCGTGTTCTATTGCAGTTTTATACTCACCTAATTGCCAGGCTGCTATTGCTACTAGATCATCAGCCATATGTCCCCAAGCCCAACCTTCAGCCATAAAATCTGTTTGCTTCTCAGTTATACCTAGTGCTCTTGTTGCAGTTCTAAAACACTCAGGCCACTGCATCTGTTGGTAATAATGATTAGCTAGTGCTAATACTGATTCTCTACTAGTACATTCTTCTATTGACTTCTCTAAATGTTTCTCAGCATTATCAGGATCACACTTAGCCATCATTCGCAGCGCATATGATCTCTCTGCTTTAAACTCAGATTGTTCTAAGTATCTTTTAAAAGTTTGTAGTGCATCGTAATATCTTTGTTTGTAATAATACTCTCTACCTAAGTAGTAAAGACTACGAGAACATTTTGGATCTTCATCTACTGCCATCTCAAGCATATCTAGATATTGTTCTCTAGACTTTTCTTTATCTTGGAAGTGATGTATTGTTAAATCTATTCTTGCTCTAACTTCAGGAATCTTATAAGGAGATACTGCCTCGTGTATTGGAAACTTCCATCTATATCCTCTACGGGCGTGAATCTTAATACCATCAAAGTTTAAGTCTGGTTTACCATCTTCATCCCAACCATATACATAATTATATATTGGTCTAGTAACGCCAGCCTCTAGAGCTTTAGGTAAATCTTTCTTCCAACCTTTTACTAAAACTTCATCCATATCTAGTGCTATGCAGTAATCAATATATCCTGGCAGTGCAGCGAGTGAAGCATTACGAGCATCATCAAAGCGCCAAGGATCTACTTTAATCTTTATAACATTAATACCTAAAGACTCAGCAATCTCTACTGTCTTATCTGTTGAACCAGTATCTGCTATTAGTAAGTAGTCTGCATCTTTAGCTGACTCATACCATCTCTTAACGTGCTTCTCTTCATTGAGAGCAATTGTATATACGGCAATTCTCATATTGTGAGATTCTACTACATTCCGCCAAGCATAAGGACATCGGCTAGACCTGCACCTGATGGGCCTGTCGCTCCTGTTGCACCCGTTGCTCCTGTTGATCCAGTCGCACCAGTAGCACCAGTTGGTCCTGTCGGTCCAGTTGTACCACTTGCTCCTGTTGCACCAGTAGCTCCTGTGCTTCCAGTTGGTCCTGTTGCTCCAGTATCACCAGTAGCTCCTGTAGAACCAGTTGCTCCTGTCGGACCAGTTGGTCCAGTTGCACCATTTGCACCTGTTGCTCCAGTTGCACCTGTGGCACCTGTAGCACCGGTAGCACCAGTTGCTCCCGTTGCTCCCGTTGCTCCAGTAGGTCCAGTAGGACCCGTTACACCAGCAACAATAATTGCAACAATAAGTGCGTGGTTATTTGCAAAGTTTGTAGTACCAGTTCCACCTGATGATGCAAGCGTTACAGGTACTTGGACATAATTTGTCTGCATTGTTGGGGTTGCAGATACTGTCCACTTTTGGAAGTTGTTGGAGTTATTTGCATCCTGAACAATGATTACATCGTTTGTCTTGATTAAAGCTAAGAAGATATCAACGTCTATACCATCTGAATTGATGTGGTTGATATTGATCTGTGTTGCAGAAATCTGTGTGGCATTGTTCCAAAGTAGATCGCCAGTACCAGGATCGCCTGTTGTTGCTGAAGTATCTGCCTTGTAGTCGTAATAGTTGGCAGATCCACCATCTGCACCAGTAGGACCTGTAGCACCAGTTGGTCCTGTCGGACCTGTTGGACCAGGCACTGTTGAAGTAGCACCTGTAGGACCAGTTGCACCTGTATCACCGGTTGCACCAGTTGGTCCAGTAGGACCAGTTAAACCTGTCGGACCAGTAGCGCCTGTAGCGCCAGTGGAGCCTGTTGCACCTGTCGGTCCAGTACTTCCAGTCGCTCCTGTACTTCCAGTGGCTCCTGTGGCCCCTGTAGGGCCTGTATCACCTGTTGCACCGGTTGCGCCTTGAGATCCTGTGGCACCAGTAGCTCCTGTTGGGCCTGTAGAGCCTTGTGAACCAGTTGCA